GCTGGTGATATTAATAAGCAATGACCGTCATTTACCTTTGGTTTAACGAGCTTTTGAAAGTTTGGAGAGTATTCTTTAAGGTCTTTTAGTAATTGTTCCTTAAACTCCTTTAAATCATTTTGCTTAAAATTAGGATTCTTAAAATATAAACTGGCTTTTTTGTTTTTTATCCAGCCACTATGAATATCATTAGGGTTTAAACCTTCTGCTTCTGCTTCAAGTTTTAATCTTCTATAATCATTAATAATTTGTGCTTCATCTGAGTTTAAACGATAGCGTGGATTACCACCATCTTTCCACCTTTTTTTATGTGATTTCATTTAACAAGTTTGTCAAATATAATAAAAAAAATTTATCTGCCTTTTTTAGCTATGCTTCCAAAGTAATAACCAACAATTGATAATACAATACCTTCAACGATTCCTGTGGTATGTATCATTAATTCTTTATTGTGTACTGGTACTTCAATAAACACTATTGCAATTAACAATAATACAAAACCACCTAAACCAACAACACCAGTAAAATTCATCATCCAATCATCACTACCAGCCTTAACCATTTCAACCTCTCTTTGTCTTGCTGAATCTCTATCTTCTACTTCTAATTTATAAAATTCAACTAACCTATTATGAATCTCTTGCTTTTCTTCTGGTGTTAAGTCAGGGTCTTTAGATATAATGTTTTTTACAATGCCAAGTGTTCCTTGTTCTGGCAACACATCACCAACCAAATCAAGAACATGCGGTACTTTTTCAGCTAAAAATTTTCCTATTTTAGTATCTTTAATTTTATTCATCCACTACAACTCTCGCAAGTTTCATCTTCAATATTACACGTTCTTTCTGGTACTGGTACATTCTCCAGTTTTTTAATTAATTCTTCTAAGTTAGTTTGATTGTTTTTTTCCATTTAATTTATCCTTTACTTTTTTTGTTTTTGGTTTGAATGATTTTGGTTGTAAATCTAAGTATTCTAATTCCGCATTGTAGCACGGGCATTGCTTCATAAATTCGTGTTCCTCAACCCCATCATTATCTCTGTCAGGTGAATAATCTCGATGACCATGAATACTTGCTTGTGGATAAATATTTTTTAATACTTTAAGTATTTTAATTAATGATGCTTTTTGCGCATCTGTTCTTGTATCTTTTGCTTTACCATTAGAATCTAAGCCACCAACATAAGAAATACCAATACTATCGCTATTTCCATTCTTAACATGCGCTCCAGCTCTTGATACTGGCCTACCAGAATTTATTTTACCTTCAATACCAATAATATAATGATAACCAATGTCTGAAAAACCTCTGTTCAAATGCCATTGCTTTATAGTAGCTGGACTAACATTAACACCTTCTTTTGTAGCGGTACAATGTATAACAATTTTGTTAACTTTTCTCATCTTTTTTAATTTTTGATTTTACTCTACGTTTAGCATTAAGTATTAACTTTTCTTCCATTCTTGCAACCTTAACTAATAGTTGTGTATTCTCAGAAATTAATACTTCTATTTTTGCTTCAAGTTCTGTAATTTTATTTGTAAGTGCTTCAATGTTTTGTGAATATACGCTAAACTTTCTTTCAGATTTAGTTGCTCCAATATCCATTTTTTTAGATACTAAACCCCAAATTTCTTTTATTCCTAATGCTCCTATAATAGCACTTACTGCCATTAAAATACTGTGGTCATCCATTCTTACACTTTTTAAATAATTCATTATTCTGGGTCTTCAGGTGTCCAGTCACTACCTGCTAAAATCTCTAATATTTCACTATGATTATAAGTTCCTAAAGGTGTTAAAGTTCCATCAGTTATAAAACTTGGTTCAACTTGATAACTTAAAAGCATTTGTGTATTAGCTAAATTTCTTCTAACAGATTGAGCAGAACTCTGATTTACTTGTGAAAACAAGACAAGGTTGCTGTCTGATAAATTACAAATTATGTATGTTCTATTATTCATTTTTATTTATTTAAAATTTTAACTTGGTATGTCTGTTGTTCTATCCAAAACGTCCATGTTGATACTAAGGGCATTTGCTGTGCTGTAAGGTGCATCGCCCACGACTTCTAAACCAGATGTTCCTACTCCATTAGCATAACTTCCTACTCCATCTACAATAGCACTTTCACCCATGTTGTTAGGAGCTGCTACATTTTGGCTTTCTCCATTGTTAGTTCCCTTTTCATCTAAAGCTATCCAGTAAGGGTCTACCCAAGATGTGTTACTTCCTAACTGCCACCAGCTTACTAAGTTTGAATAGGCACTATGGTTGTTTAAGTTTTGCGGAACTCCTTCACTATAAATTTCTCTTATTTGTGTTTGTGTTAAATCAACGTTCCAAATTGATACATTTGAAATAATGCCATTAAAATAATTTTGTAATGTACCACTATAAGCACCAATTCTTGTAGGAGAACCTGCTGCAATACTTGAAGTGTCGCTAAACTGTATAGAACCTTCTGCGTTACCATTTACATATAAATCAACATCTTGATTATTAGTATAAACTATTGCAATATGATACCAAGTTCCATAAGTAACATAATAATTTAATCTTCCAACGTTTAGCCCTCCAGCACCTTGACCACCAAACACAAATAATTCTCTTGCAGCAGGTCCAGATGAATATTGACCACTACTTACGCCTAATGATAACATTCTATCAGTAGTTGAATAATTACCAGCTGTAAGAATATAACCATAATTTCCAGATGGTTGTTCTGGCTTTATCCAAACAGAATAAGTTATTGCACTCATACCATTTAATGAAGTATTACAATTTATATAATCATCTGTTCCGTCAAAATCTAAAGCATAAGGTGAATAAGAAGTTTTAAAAGATAAACCTGATTGCTGTAGTGCAGATTGATTCATCCCTGAGCTTGTGCCATCATTAGAATTAGTACTGTCATCAGAGATAGTCCAAGTTGTTGTTGATGAATTATAAGTAGCAGAAGCATCTAATTTCCACCAACCTTGCAAAGAAGTAAATCCTGTCATTGATGTAAGAGGAGAACCATTATTGTAAAGAGTTTCTACTGAGTTAGAACCTGTTGCTGGTAGTGCTGTGTCGAATATTTGCACGTTTGACATTTTGCCATTTGTTACATCTGAACCTGTCATTTTGCCAATTTTAACAGTATCAGTAGAATTTACCATTCCATTATAAGTTCCACTTCCAGCATCTGTGTCATCTACTCTTGTTGCATTTATGTATAATTTAAAACCAGAATTTGATTCACTACCATCATAAGTTCCTACAATATGAATCCATTTGTTTTCATAAGATGTCATAGCTGTAGAATATCCTCTACCTATATAACCACCTGTTGATGAATCATTAGTTCTAAATCTTAATATATCACTACCAGTTGTATATAAATACCATTCTGTGTTAGTTCCATATTTAGTTATTATTCTAAAACTTGAAGCATCATTCATATTAACCCAAGCAGATAATGTAAATGGTAAATCTTGACCTGAACCATTTGTAAAACTAAAATCATCAGAATCACCTAAATCTACATAATTAGCATTAAAAGAAAAAACATAATCTTTCAGAGAACTATTTGGCACTAAATAATTAGAACCATTAAACGAATCTTGGTCGCCTAAAGGAGCATAAAATACAGGTTTTGGATTTAATGTCATTGGGTTTCCTATACCAGTAGAGCTTGAACCATAAAGAGTTGTTACTTGGCTTGCAGAAAGAGCGAAATTATAAATTGATACAGCGTCTATTTGTCCATCAAAAAACAAACCATTAATGTTGCTAATTCTAAAGTTTGCAGTTGATGATGAATAAGCTCCGCCACTATGCGAGGAGGTAACAAAAGAATTCGCATCAATTGAAATTTTAGCCAAATTATTTGTAGAGTCGTAAACTACAGCCACAAAATGCCAATTATTTAAACTCAGAGAATTGTTATCTGTAACAACTGTAGTATTTCCACTTCCAGATTGCCCATTGTTTGAAATAACAAATTTAGCAAAACCACTTCCGCTTTCATCAATCCAAATAGAATAACTCCTTTGATTTCCTGTAGCTTCAAATTTACCTACTAAATTATTGCTTTGTGAAGTAGACATTTTAAACCAACTTGTAATACTAAAATCTTCATCTCCAAACTGTAATTCTGTAGGGTTTCCAACATCTATATAATTACTCCCATCAAAGTCCATAGAATAGTTACTTTGCTTACTTACATTGCTTTCCGTACCGTTCCAAGCATTAGGAAGCCTCCATTGTCTGTTGTAATAGTTACTCATAATTAATCTCCCATTCTATTCCAGTAAACAAGGTTTGAACCTGATACTGTAGTTAAATCTTTAGTTAAATTAGTTCCTGTTGCATCATAAATATTTTGTATTTGTGAAGCTGTTAGAGCTGTGTTCCAAATTCCAAGCTCGTCAATGTTTCCATTAAATAATAAAGAAGTGTTATAATAAGCTCCAATATGTAAATTTTCTGTATTACTATTAATACTTGATGGAATAGTAGCTAAATTTAGTGTTGTATTTACGCCATCTATATAAAGTTTTAATTTATCAGCATTTGATGAACCACTACCATCATAAACAGCACTTAAATGATACCAAGTGTTATTATTTAATGTTGTATTAGTAGTACCAGCAGTAGCACCATTTAAATAAATCCTAACGTTATTGCTTGCGTCTATAAGAGACATTGAATAAACTCCGTGCGCAGCAACACTTAAGTCTTTTTTTGCTAATATCCCTCTAAAACTTGTACCTCCTGAAATATTAATCCATATAGATATCGTAAATGCTGTTGATAAATTTAAATCGCTATTATGTTGTGCTATTATATAATCATTTAAACCATCAAAAGAAAATGAATGATTGTTTGCTATTGCAGCGACAGCCACTTCTACAGATTGAGTAGATGTATTTGGACAAACACTTGAACCACTTGAAGTAGTATCATAAGTAATGGTATAAGTAGATTCAGTTGTAGCACTTAAATCTATCTGACCAGTTGAACTTCCTGTATTAGTTCCACTATCTACAAACACTAAACCACTACCAGCACTAAATGTACCACCTGTTAATCCTGTAATAGTTGGTGTTGGGTCTGCATCTGTTGGCTCAAAACTACTTGCAGAATAAGCAAAGGCAGCATTATCTAAATTGTTAATTGTTAAGCTAAAAGTAGCAGTTGCAGCATTGGTGTCTGTGTAAGTAATTAAATAAGTTGCGCCAGCAGTAGAAGAAGAAATATTTACTTCTCCTGTAGATGTACTAACAAACACTAATCCAGTAGTTGAACTAAATGTACCAGAACCTTCATTACCGCTTACAGTTGGCGTAGGGTTACTTGCATTTTCACATAAAGCACTTGCAGGATAAGAAATACTAAGCGCAGGGTCGCCAACAATATCTGTTAAACCAGCATAACTTGTTTTTTGAGATTTACCCCAGTCATTAGTTGCTGTATGAGCTGCTTGCCCCCAGCCAATATTGTTATTTTCAGAACCTTTACCCCAGTTACTCATTTCTTTATATTTTTAAAGTACCCATCCACCAAAATCTGCAACATCATCAGGGTACATATCCTCTTGTGAATTACTATAATACTCAGGTATTAACCCAGCTGCATTATTTGTCATATAATCTATAAATCTGTTAGTGTAGAACTGTGCTGTTGTTCTGCTTCTCTCTACTAAGCTATCCACGTGTTCTTTTGTTAATGCTGTGCTATTTTCAGGATTTTTAGTATATATACCACCATTTGAAATATTAACACCAGCATACGGTAAGTATTCCACCATACTCCAATGTAGAAGCATACTTTTAATATAATCATTTACCAATGCTAAGTAAGGATTTGCTAAAGTGCCAGCTACTATATCATTTTGTATTTTAACATATAAATCAGTACCTAAGTAATTTTGTATATGTATATCCTGTGCTTGATTTATAAATGGTAACAGCTTGTCATTATCTATATTACCATTAGCAGCAGTAAATACTGAAATATCATGTCTTGTTACAAATAGTGCTTTACTCATTTCTTATATCCTTTTT